GATCGCGGCGATCCGTGTGAGGATTCCGGTGGAGTTTGGGAATAAGTGAAAGCAGCCGAAAAAAGCCGATCAGAAGCTAAAGATCAGGCATTTACAAAGCGGGCACCGCGAATTGTAAAAACTGGAACGATTTCGGCCATACCCCCCGATTTCCGGCGAGTTTGGGAATAATTTTTGGCCGAGGAACCTGGATTGCAGCGGCACTTCAGAACAGTGGCATCTGCGCTGCATCCGCCGCTTTTGAGGCTTCAGTCTTCCGCCGGCGGGCAATCTTCTCTCGGAGCGTCTCGTCGCGGCGCTGGGCCACGAGCTCGGGCAGCGGCGAGCCCTTGGGCAAGGTCAGCGTCTCTATAATAGAGCGCATCGGCTTGGCGCCGGCCATGGCACGAGCCTCGGCCTGGATCTCCTCCGCATTGATCCCGACATAACCATCGACCACCCGGCAGAAGAACGGCCAGAAGTCTTTCACCCGGCCGGCGGTTTGGGCGGTTGCGATATCATCGAGCGCGGCCAGGAGATGGTTTGCCAGGCGCTTGCCGTCGAGCATCCAGCCGCGGCGCCAGAGATCGAGCACGAGCTTTTCCAGCTTCACCCGGCACTGCTCGATCAACTTCGCCCGCCGGCGCTGGTCTGTCGGCCATTGCAGGCGCGCGGCGAGCTCGCGGCGGCCCCAAGCGTCAAACTTCAGCAGCCGCTCTTCGGGAGCGAGCACGGTCAGCATCCAATCATCCGCCGGGCGGCCCTCCTGACGGTGGTCGGCTCGGGTCTGGAGATAGCCTTCGAAGACGCCGCTCATTTCGCACCGCGCCGAGGGTAAGAAAGCGTGCACTTCACCACCCCAACCCGCCCATTTTTGAGTTGTGCCACGGTGAATGTCGGAGGATCCCTTCTTCTGCCGCAAGTGCAGAGTAGTTTCCAGGCCTCACGCCTGGTATACCCCATAGAATGAAGGAGCGGTCTACCGAACGGATTAACCCCTACCCACAGCGATTTTGTTCTCATGACTTTGTTACAAGGAAAGGTTGGAGACATCGGCGATGACGAGACGAAGCGGTTGATCGACGTTCTAGCCCGACTCTCCCACATCAACGTCGAAGAGTACGCTGGCTCCATGATCCTGCACTTCTTCCAGCAGGCACTTCACCCAAACGGAGCTGCGGAAAAGCCGGTTCCGATCGATCTCGGTGAATTGGACAGCAAGGATCCATTCTTCGGTTCTGTGCTTCGACAAAAGGTTGGGAAAACTGGAGATCATCTTCATCAAATCTGTGTTGAACTCGCTGTGATGAATGGGAAGGGGATAGACAGTTTCAACGGCACCGCGCTGCATCTATTTCTTTGGAAGACGATCGTGCCCAAAAAGCCGCGACCTAAGCCTCGGAAATGGTTGGGTTGATCTGCCTCGGGAAGTGGTGAAAGCGCCGGCGGATCGCGATCGCATGCTGGAGCATACGCTTGCCCTGACTCTCGAAACTACAGGCGACGGCATCGGCGTCGGCGAGGGCATCGCGGGTGAACAGCCGGTAGCCAGGCGAGCCCGGTCCGGAGATGATCCGGCCATCAGCGAACTCGACGATCTTGCGGAGCATGCGATCGCTGATCTTAAGAGCGGCGCAGATCTCTCCGCCCTTGGCCCACTCCTTGCCGCGCTCCCTGCCCCGAAGGAATGTGGCGACGAGTTCCACCTGCTCCGGTGTGATACTGGAAGCCTTGATCGCGAAACCGAGTTCGGAGGGAGCGTCCATCAGAATGGATTCTCTGTCGGGTTCTCCACGCGGCGAGCGGACTCGTTGTGGCGCCGTGCGCGGTCGGCCATGACTCCGACGATCTTGTCGGCCTCGATCTCGGCGAGCTGAGCCCATGGGCGGCCGCAGATCTGCTTGCTCAGGAAGTCGAGATAGCCGCCGTGGCCATGCTTCGCGACTTCCATGGCGTTCAATAGCTCCACCGCGCGCGCCTGGCGCCGGCCAGCGCGGTCCGGAGCCTGTTCCTGCAGGCGTAGCTGCGTCTTGAGGTCTGCCGGCCGGGAAATGCCGCTCAAAACAGCCAGCACGGCGTCAAATTCGGCGTTGGTGAGATCGAGCGAGCTCTTGTCTCGGCCCAGGGCGCGCTTGTGGAGCTCGTGCCGCTTTGCGTCGCAAGCCTTCGGCTCCAGGCCCTGGGCCCGGAAGTGTTTCCGGACCAGGCCCCATTCGAAGAGGTACTTGCGATGCTGCTCGGCGTTCATGCAAGAAGGAGCGAATCTTCTCTCGGCCGATCGAGCGGTTTCCGGATCTCAGTTTGGCGGCCTTGAACATAGCCTGCCCATGCCGCGGCCTGGGCGATGCGGTCCGGCGTGCGGTCCTTCATCGTGCGCGTCTTTCCGAATACCACGGCAATATAGGCATCGCGCGCGGCAACGATCAGTCCGGGCGCATGCGGTTCCTCGGGCGGCTCCGCTTCCTTTAGCTTGGAGCAGATACCCTGAAACATCCCATAGGCGAACGCTCGCCGGTTTCGCGAGCGGCCCCGGTGGTGAGACCAGCAGAAGGCGAAGCGGCGCACCAAGAACACGTAGACATAGAGGGCTATCTGGACGTCGACTTCTGTCCCGACGAAGCTCACCCTTCGCCCTTCCCGAGGCCAGCAATCGATCACAAGTATAGTCGCGCGGACGATCGCAGAGACGTTGAAGAAACGCTGGGCGATCGCGGCAGCATAACGCTTCTCGTAACCGATCCGAGCGAACGGATCGGTTTCTTGGTGGGTGATCACATTCGACTTTTCCGCCTGATCAGGATTCAGACCACCGACGTCGACATGGTATTGTCGTGCCAGGGTGAGCGCTTTCTGCAGCGCCAGGTCAGCTTCATGCGGATTGGAACTCCGAGCCAGGCGCAGGAGCTTTTTGATCCGGTCGATGATGTCGGGCGGGGCATCCATGGCTCATGCCGCGAGTCTAGGACGCGCGAGGCCGGCGATCTCCGGGAACGGTTCGCCGCCGCCGTCTGCTTTGCGAACGAATGCCAGCGTGCGGCAATTCTGATCGGAGAAATGAAGCGCCCATGCCTTGATGATCAGCGCGCGACGCAGAATGCCACCCATGCGCGCGTCGGAAGAACGATCCTCCATGAGTCGCTCCCGCAGGCAATAGATCGGATCGTCCCGCTTCAGGTCCGCGCCGCTTACCAGCCCTTCAAAGAAGGGATCCCTCTTGGCCGCATCTGTCTGGCCGAAAAGATAGTGGAAGGCGATCGCTTCGGTCAGCGTCAAGATCCGGGCGATGGATTTCTTCTGCGGCAAAGCCCAATCGAGCGAGAGCGACAATCCCTCGTGACGCTTGACCAGTGCCGGAACTTCGAAGTTCTCCAGCACGGATTTGCCTCCGAATTTGTTTCCCGAAAGCAGCTCCCGCTCCCAGAGCCAGACGACTTTGAGAGCAGCTGCAGTCTCGAACGGACAGCTGCCGCCCATCATCTCGATCGCATGGGAGGTCTGTCGGGCCTGTCCGATATCCATGCTTTGCTGGACGATATCGGGGAGCCCGCCGCGCACTTCAAGGATCACCGGCACCTTGGCTTCGACGATTGCCATCAGGCGGCTCTGGCCGTCCAGCAATCGGCCGCTGACGCTGAATTTGCATGTCTCTCCGTTGAGGGTCCATCGGCCGGCACGCATAGCCGCGGCGAACCGATGGATCTTCGCCTTGGACGGCGTCCTATTGCCGACGTTAAAATCGAGCCACACGGCCGCGAGCGCCGGAGTGACCTCGACTTGGAAGCAGTTGATGCGACCAGTGATCTTCGCGCGCTGATTCGCGAGCCATCGCCCGAGGTCAGAGGCAGGCCCCGCATCGATCTTCGCCAGCTCTTTCGCTTCTAGCCGCTCCGGCTGCTCGGCCTTCGCGAGGCGCTGCTCGGTAATCGCGCCTGTCTCCCGTTTAACGGCATCGATCCGGGCGTCGGTGAGGCGATCTGCGCCGCCGTGGTTGAATGCCTTGAGCCAGGTGAAGACTTCGACTTTGTCGACGTCGAATCGCTTGGCGACGGCGTCGAGCGATAGATCGGGATTCTTGACCAGATGCCTCAGAGCAGGCTCGAGACCAAGGGTGAATTGGGGATCACGGATTCTCATTGGAAATTAGGACCGGGTACATCCGGGCTATCCAGGCTTGGACAATGGCCGATGCGCTCTGCCAATCCTCGGGGGCTGAAGAAGCGGGAGCGGCGAGAAAGGAGCAGTCATCGTTCGAATGCAGACGGATCACGTCGGGACGCACTCCGAAATATTTTGCGGCCGCGGACGCTGCTGCGAATTCAGGTGCATTGGTCGAACTCGCGGTCTTTCCGTTGCACCGAGCGAGGTAGGGCTCGCAGCGGCTGCGAACCCGAACCAATTGCGGACCGAACGAGTCAAGCGCAGGCATGGCACTATTTCGCTTTGTTGCGCGCGATGGACCTGAGCTCCTCTTGCAGCCAGAGCTCCTCAAAATACTCGCGCCGGCGTTTCTCATGCGGGAAGGCCGGCGTTCGGCTGTATTCTCTGGAAAACCTCCGGGTGCCGGGATTTGTGGTCACGGATGGATTCAAGGTCCGGAGGCTCGGCCGTCTCGCTCTTCAGCTGCGCTGCGAAGGCTATTCCACCCTGCCAAAACAGGACGCCCCATGTCCGCACGTCGGCCCAGTGGGCTCCGATAAGCCCTGCTGGCACGTCGCCGAAAGCTTTCAGCGGAGCGCCAGGGGCGACATCGAGGAGCATGATCATGCATCCCGCCTCAGAGGGGATGCCTTTGCCGAAGAAAACCTTTGGATCGAGTAGCGGCATGGCGCTATTTGGCTGCGCTTTCCTCCGCCTCGTCGACGGCGCCCTCCTTGAGGATCCGGGCGACCAGCTTGTCTACGTCGCCGTCAATGGCCTTGATGACGATCTGATCGCTGGCCTCCACCACATGGACACCGAGCCTCTTGAGCTCGGCGGCGGGCAGCTGCTCCAGCGCTGCCTTGATCGGCTCCTCCTTGATGCGGAGAAGGGCGTCCGCCTTGTCGAGCGCGAATGTCCGCCGGATCGCGGCGACGACCTTGTCATCATCGTCCCAAGAAATCTTTCCCTTGCCCTTCTGGTAGCCGATCTTGATGCCCCGGAGGGTCATCGTCCGCGGTTTGGTGAAGAGATCGGGATGGGAGGAGATTTCGGCGGAGAGAAGTGCCTGGCGATCGGCGGCGGCCGCGGCGGCAGCCTTTATGCCGGGCAACAGGCGATTGCGGAGCGCCGCGGTCTCGGCTTCGAGCTTCATGACGCGGGCTGCGAGGACCTCGCGCGCTTCGGCGTACTGGCGGCAGTAGTAGTCGATCACCTCGATCGAAGAGACGTTTGTGGAGTTATTCATGGAAATTGATGGTGACTGGCGGTGGAGGAACTGTGGTGAGCCTGAGAGTCGCGGATGAGAAGATCTCGATCAGCGATTCGTCTATCGCCTGCGGCCTCAGGTTGAGGGATTCCGAATGGTCAAAACACTGGACCCGATCCGGGCCTCTGAAGACAAGGAAGCCGGCTGACGCGGGCTTCCAATCAGGGTGCGCGGCCGCCTCTTCAGCATGGGTCGTTGGCGCCGCGAAGATCGAGATGCGCGGTCCCTGCGGCGACTGGAAGACGATGTATTTCATCGGGGCGACCTCCTCGCGATCGCGCGCCAGGCGTCGACCGCTCCGTCCCAGACCGCGCATGCGAGGCCGGCAGCGAGCGCAATCATGGCTATCAAGACGATCTCGGCCCATGACTCTTCGCGTTCGTCTTCGTCGATCTCGATCCGAGGAGTGCTCACGACGCACCGCCTTACCCAAAGAATGGCGGCAACCCCCGGCATTTCAGCCCAGGCGTAGACCTCGCCCTCGGGGGAACTGGCATCGGCATAGTGCCAGCCGTCGCCGTCGTGCCAGGCCGGCCAGGGTTCGTCCTGCCCGGTGACAGCGATCAGGACGGTCGTGTCGTCATCTGGCATCTCATAGGCGCAATAGACCCAGACCAGGGTACCCTGCGGCGGAACAAAACGCTTCGGCAGCGCCGCTGCGGTGGCACTGAACGTGAGGCGGTTCACGACGCACCGCCTTTCCTAGCCAACTGGTCGCGAATCTCGGCAAGATTGCGATTAATCTGCCTAAGGTACGACGTGATGTTGGACAGCATTCCGAGTGCAAGCCCGATGGCCAACCCGATGGCCGCCGCGGTGACGACCTGGCTGCTCACGACGCACCGCCCTTCGCCGCATGCTGCACCTCGCCCATCATCTGCCGGCGAAGGGCCAGGGCCTTGAAGAAGTGCCCCTCGGTGAGTTTTTCGCCGCTCTTGCTGGCGATGCGGGTGGCGACCTTGAGGAGCTCGCCGAGTACGCGCAGCCGGCCTTGCTCGTTGACGATCTCGCGCACCTGGGCGACCAGGCGGTCGCTCGGGGCCTTGTAGTATTGCTGCAGGATCGGCAGGAAGTCCTTGTCGGCGATCGTGCGGAAGAGGCGGACAGGCTGACCGATCCGACCGAGCACCTGCTCGAACTGATAGGTCAGCTTCTTGAGCGTGTCGTCGAAGCGCTGCGTTGCGATGAGGGCCACCGCGCACTTGGTGCGATCGTGCAGATAGCGGACAACCTCCAGCTTCACCGGGTTCACATCGCCGCGCGTGTCGCTGGGTAGCAGCCGGCGCGCCTCGTCGATAATCAGGATGCGGTTCGGATTGAACGCGCGCACGAGCGACTCGAGGAGCTGGTCGGCGGGTAGATTCTTGTTGATGCCGACCGCCTCCGCGAGGATCCGCAGGAAAGCCCGCGCTCCTCCGATCGGGGAAGCCTCGACCAGAACGCTGCGGCCGTGGTTGTTCCGATCGCGCCAGATTTCCGTGGCCATGGTCTTGCCCTGGCCGCTCTCCCCGATGATCTCCGTGATCGAATTGTTCGCGACCGCGTAGTCGAGGCCGGCCCAGATCAGCCGCGCGATCGAGTTCTCGGCGAAGCCCACGCGCTGGATGCCGGCGCGCTCGGCGGCGATGCGGCGATAGCTGGCGATCGCCTTCAGGATATTGCGCCAGTTGCCTTCGTAGGTGCCCTTGAGCACCCGGAAGAGCGTGCTGCGATCATAACCGAGCGCGGCCGAGACCTGGTTCCAGTCCATCTTCGCATCGAGGATATGCTGATGAAACCACATGAGCTCGGGCTGGATCTCCGCGTCCAGGTGGGTCCAGTTGTCGACGCAGAAGGCGATGTTGACGCGCGAGTGGGCCGATGAGGCCGCGGCGGCATCCGGATTGTTTGCGGCGCCGTTGGACGGCGGGGGAGGATTTACTACGGGGGATTCCATTTTGCAGCGGGGTTCTGAGTTAGGGATTGTCGGTTCGGAAGATGTCGGTGATTTCCTCGGCGGAGATCTCGCCCGAATCGGCGGGCGCGGCTGGGCGCTCGGTGGCGGCCGCGATCTCCTCGTCGGTCAGTTGCTCGGCGTCGCGGCGCACCTGGTCATCGCGCTGCGCGCGCTCCTGCACCGCCTCGGCGTGGGTGGCTATGGCCTGGGCCTGCTCGGCCGCCGCCGCGAAGCGTCCGGCCTCGGGCTCAGCGAACGTATTTTGGGCCAGCGTGCGCGAGAGGGAATTCACCCGCGGCCGGTTTCCGGCTTCGGAATTCTCAACCCGGTTTTCTTTCGCCGTTCGTTCCGCGGATGAAGGAGGATTGGCCAGGCCCCATTCGGAGCGCAGGGCCTCGTTGTGGGCCCGGTCGTCGGCCAGTTGCGCGTCGTCGCCGGCGAGCAGCTCGCGCACCGGCGCCTGGACCTGGTTGTGGAAGAATTTCGCGAGGGTCTCCGCCGCGGCGTCGATCTCGGCCGCATTGTTGATCCGTGCGTGCGGCCGCGAGGTCAGGATCCCCAGCGCGCGGCCCTGCAGGTCGGTGACGTACAGGTGCGCCGGCGCTGCCGGATCGAAATAACCCATGAGCGGCGTGCCCTGCGGCAGGCGTTTCAAGTCTCCGCCGACGTCCAGGTAGCTGTAGGCGACGTCTCCATGCCTGAAGCTCACCGCGCCGTTGCGCAGGCAGATCTTGCTCTTGGGCGTGTAGGTGAGCAGCGCCGTGACGAATTCCGGCACCTTCATGAAGGCGCATTTGGCTGTCAGCCTCTGCCATCGCTCGATCGGCGATTCGAGGCGCGGCGGGAGCAGCTCCACGCGCTCCTGCTCTTCCGGCGCCAATAGCCCGAGCTGCTCGATCGCCTTCGGCTTGTCGCCCGGTCCCAGCCGCCACTCCACGACCTGGGCGAAACCGAGCATCTTGTGATCCTGTCGCCGGGCCATCCAATCGAAGATGACGTTGTAGGCGTCGACGGCCTCGGCGATCGACAGGAACGGGATGCGGAGCTGCACGGCCTGTTCCTCGGTGACGTCCTTCAACACGCCCTCGGCGTAGAGGATCTTCTTGGCCAGGTCCGCCGGTCCGTTCTCCCGCTCGCTGCTGCCCTTCTGGCCCGGCAGGTTGCCGGCGCGGTTGTGCATCAGGTTGAACAGCGATTCCACCCAGCCGTGCTCCCAGGGCTTGCCGCCGCTCTGCGCGAAGCCGTTTGCGAGGGTCTTGTTCTTGATGACGCCGATGCGGCAGACGCGCACCTGGCCGCCGAAGAGCAGGTTCAGCGCCTGCTCGAAATCCGGCGTGATCGCCGCCGCGGCGTTTTCCACGAGCAGCGTCATGGGATAGTCGCGACCGATGCCGAACCGCGTGAAGATGACCTTGAGGAGGAACTGCAGGTCCGCGCGGCTGGCCGTGATCTTGCGCAGCCGGTTGGCGTCCGCTTCCTCCAGCTCGCCATCCTTGCGCGGCAGGCGCAGCCGGGGGAGGAGGCCCGTGGCGAGCACGCGTCGGGTGGACACGTCCTGGGCGAGCAGGCCGGCGCAGCGGCAGATTTCCCACTCCTTGAGCACCGGATTGTAGGCGCGCACGCGGATGTCCGTCTCGAAATCGTCGAACACGATGAACTCCAGCGGCCGCAGTTCACTCGTGTCGCGGATCATGCCTCCGACGATCGCCTTGGCCGCGGCAAATCCCCTGGTGGCGAACGCATGCTGGGCGCGGGAAGGCATGCGATCGTAGATGGTGCTCTTGCTCCAGCCGGCCGGATAGTCGCCGCAGAAGTGCGAGGGAACCTCGCGCTCGGGATAAGTCCGGGCGAACCACTCGCGCCACGTGCCGTAGCCGGGAACCGGCTTGCCTTCGGCCCATTGCTCGCGGATGCGGCGCATCGCCTGGAATCGGCTGCGATGCTCGTGCAGCACCATCCGCTGCAGCTCCTCGACGAACGGGCCCGGAAGTTTCGATTCGTGCCGGTAGCCGTGGACGATCGCCCGCCAGTCCCGCGATTCGATCCACGCATAGTAGAGCGTGCGCAGCGTGCTGAAGCTCCAGCCGTGCCGGCCCAGATTCTGCCGTGCGGCCTCGTTCAGTGCGGCGACCGTTCCCCGTTCATCATGCTCGATCGCCGAGAACAGCTCCAGCAGCTCGCGGATGCGGCCTTGCTCCTCAGGTTTGACCGTGACCCATTCGTCATGATGCGCGAAGGGAAGGAATTCCGCCTGGGCGCGAGTGAGGGCGACGTCGGACTGGTCGACCGGGATGAGGGCGGAGTCGCTCATGACTTCTTCCTCCCGTGGGTCTTGATGAACGTCTCGGCGACCTTGTCGGCGGCGCCCTCGAACAGGGCGCGCAGATCCTCGTGCTGCGCGCGCGTGAAGCTCATCCAGACCGCCTTGTCGCAGGCGCTGTCGCGCGCGACGCGCAGGTTCTCGGCAATGTCGTTGAAAGCCTCCTGCACCGTCTGTGCAGAGGGAGGTTCATCCTTGTCGTCGCCGGCGGCATGCTTGCGATTGGCCTTCCGGTCCTTGATGCCGAGATCCGAGAGCAGCTCGTTGAGTGAGCGCGCGCCAACAAACTTGGTCAGCTTCGACATCAGCTGGCGGGCCCCGGAATCGGCCGATTCCATGGCGAGTTCGGTTTGATCGCCGGGCAGCGCGAGCAATTGGGGCTTCGTGGCTTTCGTCTCCTCGACGGCCGCGATCGCCAGGCGCATGTAGTAGCGCACCTGGGCATGACTTGGCAAAACGCCACCACTGGTGGCGTTTTGGGTATGCACCTGGGCAAGCCACGGTTCCCATTGGCCATGCGGCAAGCTCGCTTTCACCCGGTGAAGGGTGAGCCCGCAGAGGATGGCGCGCAGGGCGGCCTCGCGCTCGATCCGCGGGATCGCGGCCAGTTGCTCGGCCGCAACGGCCTGTAGTTTTGAAACGTCCGCCAGGGCGGAGCTTTTGCTCTCACCGAGAACGGTGAGGGCATAATTAGAGGGGGTATTGCTCATTGAATTAATTCCCGCCCGGCCGGCGCTGCGGCTCTGGTTTGGCGCCGGCGCGCGAACTCGTCGCATGGCAGGGCCCGGCGTATGACGCCATCGGGGTGCCCGTCTCGCGCGTAGCGCTGTGGTTGCGGCGATCAGTCGTCGCTGGAGCCGGCTCAGACGCCGGGCGGGAAATTGGTTGCGGGCCGTGGTGCCAGCCCTGGGCGTCTTCGTAACCCTCGGGCGCGTACACGAAGGCCGTGATCGTTTCCAGCAAGGCCACGCAGAGCAGCAGCGCGCAGGGTATGAGGAGGCGATTCATAGGTCCCCCTGTGCCCGCCGGCTGACGCGCGCCAGCATGTCTTCGAGCTGCGCGATCGTGCAGCGCTGGTAGGCGTCGACGCCGTAGAGCCGCCGGGCGATGGCGTCGAGGTAGCTGCCGCCCGAGCCGGTGCGCGACGTGACGATCTGGGCCTGCGTGCGCAATTGCGCCAGCAGTTCGGAATGCCGGCGAACGGCGCCGGCGATCGGAAGGGATTGCTCCGATCCGCACGTTACGGGTGCTCGGAGCGACACACTCTCAATGCTCGGCCGCCCTCCTAACGAGGCGCCGATCAACCGACGTGCGGTCGCGGGTCCACGTTCACGAATGCCGGCGCTGTCGTAACCGCCGGAAGTGGATCGGGTGTTCATGCGGCGCGCAGGAGCTCCTTCAGCTCCACCATGATTTCCCGGAGCGTCGCCCTCGGCAGGTCCCGCAGCAGCCGGCTGCGCTCATAGGGCGAGGTCAGGCAGGCCAGAACGTAGTTGCGATAGCTCTCGATCGGGATCCGCAGGCAGCGGCGGTCCGTGCGGTTGCCGCCGCCGGATAGGTTCAGCGCGGTCAGTTTCCCTTCCTCGATCAGGTCCAACACATGCTGGAGCGTGATGCCGAGTTTCTCCGCCACCTGCTGGGTTCGCAGTAGCGGACAGCCCGGAAAGTCGAGCGAAGCGAAGGGGAACTGGAGCTGCTCGATCATCGCGCCGGATTCCACTCAGCGACCGCCTTGCGGGCTTCCTCGACCTTCATCTTGGCCTGGTTGACCTGGGCGATCATGATCCGCTCGAACTGCCGCTTATCCGGCAGATCGCGCCAGGCGATCACCATGAGGTTTTCCCGTGCGTTGTTGCCGCCGAGCTCCAGCGGGATCCGGCGGACGGCTGTGAAGATCGAGGCCGGCAGGCCGTGATAGGCAAGGATGGCATCGATCACCTTCTGCGGGACAGGGCCGTAGAGCTCGTGGACGCTCGGAGCGTTCGGGGTGGCAGGTGCCTTTGGCTCGGCGCCATTGGTGACGGCCCAGGTCAGGGCGAGCAATGCGGCCAAGGCGGCGCACTGCACCAAGCGGAGAACAGACAATCTTGGGGATCGGATGGGGTTCATTTTTGAGTGGGGGTTAGGATTTCCCGGATTGATCGGCGGGAGACTCCGGCGCAGCCTTCGCTTCGCCATGTCCTTGGCCGTTGCCATTGCCGTCACCCGCCTGGTTGAGGATCGAGTCAAGCAGCAGCTGGTGCCGCCGTTGCTCGCGCAGGTGGAAGAGGGTCCGCTCGGCCTCATTGCCCTCCGATTCGTCGCCGTAGTTGATCACCAGCAGCAGCACTGCTTCGCGCTCGCGTGAGGTAAGCTGTTCGTATTGCCGGAACGCGATGCGTGCCGCCAAACGGATCATCTCAGGCGGGATATTCTCACTCACCGAGCGCCTCCTTGATCTTGCAAACAACACGTGGGAACCGCCCGTGGTTGATCGCCTTCGAAACGACCGAGATGTCGTGCCCGAGACGTTTCGCTAGAACCGTCACGCTCATGTCGAGGCGCGCCATTTTCGTGCGCATCCGAATTCGGGCTTGCTTTTGGGGATGAGAAGTCATTGAAGGCTGTTCAATGATTTGAACCTCGGTAGAAGCCACTTCAAGCTCAAAATAGAATTAAATTCAGGTCTATTCGCCTGTGTCCCTCCAAGAACGCATCGCGGTCATTCAGGAGAAGCTCGCCCTCAATAATCAGGAAATGGCGGAAGAGCTGCGCATTACGCCAGAGTGGATCGGGAAGATCCTAAACGGCCGCGTTCGCGGCTCCGATGATATTGGCCTCAGGCTGGACGAACTCTGTCGAAGGCGAGGGATAGAACCCAATTCTATCTTTCCGGCTGTCAAGACAGGAAACTACCCAAATTTGGGTAAACAGCATTCTGGTCTAGTCGAGGACGATAAGGCAAAATTCGGGGTTTCTTCAAGACCCCCAATGCGGATTACGCCGGGCCACGAAATCCCGGCCAAGGAACCCTCCGAGCAGGACTGCCTCAAATACCTCGCTTCTTATCTTGCGATCATGCGCACGACCCCCGGCGGCCTCGGCCACACATTCATCGAATTGCAGCGGCACTTCCCGCTGCCGCGGCCAACCGAGATAGAATCTCCACAGGAGCAGGGCTCATCCCGCCTGCTCCCAGATTAGCGGATCCAAGCCTCAAGGAACTACCCCATGATCCTCACCGGCGAAAAGAGTGAAATCGAGCGTCCTCCGCCGGCCGAGCCAGAATCGTCTACACTCACCTCTGCCTATCGGGTTTTCGGACTCTTGGCCGCTATCGGAGGGATCGTGGCGATATTCGCTGGGGTCCTTAATCACGATATCTCACCTGCCATTGCGGGAGGCGTTTCGCTCATCGCGGCAATTCTGCTCTTCGGGCTTTCCGAATTCTTCCAGCAGGTGACGCGCATCACAACTGCTACCGAAGAAATCGTGCGGCTCCTCCGCGAAAGAAACAAATCCCCATGAACATCTCAAAGCCGGTTCTCCTGGTCATCTCCGGCGCCGCGCTCGCGATATCGGTCTCGTTGCCGATCATCTTCAATTTCCGCGGTCAGGTCGTTCAGCTGAGTAAGCAGCTCGCCGAGGAGAAGACGACCAATCTGACCCTGACAAAAAGCCAAATAGAGCTGGCCGAGAGCGGCAAGAAGCTTCAGGCCGATCTCGAATTATCAAGGCGACAGACAGCCGAGTCGCATGCGCTATTCGACAAAGTGGCGGAGGACTGCAAGGAGGCAATCCGAGTGGCTGAGCATTGGCAAAATAGATATAACGAATTGAGCGCCCAGACAGGAGCCGCGGCGAAGAGGCGTCAGCTCTCTATAGCTACTCAAACGAACCGGGGCGCATCTTCGGTGCCGACGGCGAGCCGTCGCGCAAGCACGCCCGATGTTCAGCCTGATTCGGTCGCCGCTCCCACTCCGTCTATGTTGGCAGTGCGCTCCGCCGCCCAGGAACGCGCCGACCGATATTTCCGCTACGAATATCAGCTGGGATCCAGCGCCGGAGTTTCCATTTCAGTCAGGGTCGTGACGAACCCTCCGGAGGAGATTCCTGGCTGGCTCGGTGAATACCATGTTTACGGAACCGCTTATCTCACCTGGTTCGATACTGCCGGCGGCAGTGCACAGAACACGAACCGCGATTTTGAGGTGCGGGTGAAATCGAAGGGCGACCAGATCTCGGACTGCGAGTTCACCCTCAAATAGGTTTCGCCGCTTCCCCCTCGCCCGCGCCTGATCCGCGCGGGCTTTTTTGCGCCCGGATGCCCCAGTGGGGTTTGACCCCATAACACGGCAGCTTTCCGAGTGGTAATGTCTCCCCGTTTGGGGACTCTGCGCCCCGGAAGGGGCTGCTGCACGCCGGATTTTCCTCAATGGAATCAACCGGACCAACCGGGCGCTAACGGTGTCCCGCGCCTCCTGTTAACCTTCGCGGCATCCAATGCCGCCGACCCCGCAAAGTCACGCCGAAATCAACTGCGCATTGGCGCGGGATGACCAGGCACAGCGGATCGGCTATTTGCAGGATGAACTCGCGCGCCGCGCCCATCCGGCCGGCGCGCTTCCCACGGTCTGCTTCACGGCGCTGAGCGCCTCGGCCGGCATGAACTGCGACGGCCCGGTCCTCACTTTTGCGACGGACAATGGCAAGAGCCTGCAGATTTCGCTGCGCCTGCCCAGCGACAAGAGCCGCGCACTGCTCGCCGAGATCATGGGCCTTTTTCGCGTCCGTAAACCCTACGCCCACTACTCAAGATGAAGAACCTGAAGTTAATTCTCCTGGCCGGTTTTTTCGCTGTCATTGCCACCTTCGCGCCTTCGGCATGCGCGTCCTCCGCCAACGCAGTGGTCGGCCACTCCGCAGCCTGCTGGATATCGTCCGTCAGCGGCTCCACGAGCGGGATGACCTTCCAGTGGTACAAAAACGGCGCGATCATCCCCGGCGCCACCGGCGTGGCTTTGCCCGCCACGATCCCGCTGCCCTCCGGGGCCACGATCGTGGGCAATTCTGCCTACGTGATCACGACGATCTCGGCGACTGACGCGGGAGTCTACACCTGCGTCGTCAGCAATGCGGTCGGCAGCACGACAAGCGACGGTGCGACCCTGGTTGTCGTGGTGGCGCCCAGCGGAGCCGTGACCGCGACATGGGCGAACTAATCCGTCCAAAAGCCACCCTCCAAAGCCATGAATACCCTCCTCAGCCTGGTCCTCCACTACGTCTACGGCCTTTTCGCGCAGTCCTGGAACGGCGCGATCGCGGCCGTCGCGGTCTTGATCAAGGAAATGATGGAGGGGAAGGCGATCACCTGGCCGACCATCTGGCACGCGTTTCTCGCCGGCCTGGCCGTCAACGCGTTCCTCTATCTTTCCGCGCACCGGCTTCCCGACGCCCTTCCGCCTGGCATCGCTGATACTCCCATGGCCCGGCTGCGCCAGGCCGTGAATCCGAAAGCAATCCTGATCCCGTCCGGGCCAGCTGCTTCGCCCGCGGCGACATATTCGTCAACTCCGCCGAGTCCACCGACTTCCTCCTCCATATAGCCGTCGCGGCTAAACGCCAACTGATCAGCCATCACACCATGAGATTCAATCGCTCGTTCCTCCCGATTTCCCTTGCCGTTTTCGCCCTGGCCCTCGCCGGCTGCGCGTCGCTGGCGCCCGACGGTGCATACAACGGCAACACCAACCTCTACGACGCCGATCTTATCGCCAACAGCGCGGCTGACACCTTCAAGGCGTTCGTGACCTGGGAGCACCAGAACCGCGCCACGCTCGCCGTTGTGCCGGCGATCCGGACGCTGAGCGACCAGGTGAACCTCAACTCGAAGCAGTGGCTCAAGAGCTACTTTGCGGTGAGGGATGCCTACGTCGCCGCGGCGCCAGCCGACAAGTCCAAATACAATCTCGCGAACGCCCTGGCACCGATTCAGGCAGCGCTCGCCCAGGTCGCGATCTACATGGCGAAGCAACCGACTGCCCCGCTTCCTGTGGCCACGCCGGCCGGCTAAACATCCGCAACCGCAACTCTGAAATCCTAATCTCTCATGGACCCTCAAACGACTCTCATCCTCCTCAACGCCGGCCTGACGCTGGTCGAACAGCTCACGCCGCAAGTCCAGGCCCTCGTGACCAAAGGCGAGGTCAGCGTGGCCGACCAGCAGACTCTTGCCATCCGCACGGCGAATCTGCGCATCCTGGCGAATACGCCGGGGCCGCTCGTCAACGACGGGAAATAGCCGCCGTTACCGTGATTTTCGCCGATCTAGCATCGCCCAATCCGGCGTTCGTTTCGTCCTGGCTCGCGGTCGCGCTGATTCTCATGGGAGGAGCCCTGACCGGAATCGGTTGCATCGCCGGTTGGAGGGCGATCTTTCCCCTGCCGACAAAGCTGAAGCAGCCGCTCAAGGTCGAAAAGGTAGTCGAGTTTGCCACTGCTGAGCGCGTGGAGAAAGTCGAGGGCGAGCTGAGCGCCCTGCGCGCCGAGGTGCAGGAAGGCTTCCAGGGGATCAGGGAGGATCGGAGCCGGTCAACCGGCAACCTCCACCAGCGCATCGAGAGCATGGAATTCAAGGCCCAGGCGCGCACCGATGAGCTCCGCCGGGAGATCAAGACCGACGTCCGGGGCGTGCACGAGCGGATCAACGAGGTGCTCGCCGCCGTGAACCGTGTGAGCAGCTCGGTCGAAGTCTGCCAGAAGATACACCTCAAAGAATGAGAACCCCACGCCAGCACCGCATTGACCGGGCCGTCGCCCGCGCGCTCGCCGCGATCGGAGAATTCATGCTTCAGGAGGATCTGCTCATCGATGAGGCCAGCCTTCGGATCGCGGCCCCGCGCGCCACTCAGGCCGAGATCGAGGAATCGATCCGCCATCACGACTCCAGTGGACATTTGATAGGTGTGGCCACCGAGACCGGAACGAAATGGAAGCTCAGCGACAGCGGCCGGGCCTGGTGGGCCGAGAACCAATGACTTTGGACACAACCAACGCGATGCGTGCGCCGGCGCCCGGTGCAGATGGCGCGGCTCCCGAGATAGGCGTGAGCTCGGGAGCGGGACTTCTGCCGCTGCGCGGCAGTTTTGGGGTAACTACGGCAAGATGCAGCCGCTGCGCCGGTCTAGGGGTAGGCCGGCGCAGCACCGCTCCAACCACATGAGCAAGCCGAGACCTGATTCTAAGCTCATGACCCTGCCGGACGCCCTGCAGGAGCAACTCTACCAGCTGCTGCGCCGAACGACGCTGGAAAAAGGAGCGGTCTGGCTGAAGGCGCAGCATGGCGTGGAGACTTCCACCGGCGCCCTGTCGCGGTTCTTTTCCTGGTATCCGCAATCGGCCTGGCTCAAGCACTCCGCGGATTTCGCGGACCAATTGAAGGCGAGCATGGAGAAGCTCCCGGCTCTCGCCGGCCGGGCTCAGGAGATTTCCGACATCGCCCAGGCCGCCTTCGAGATCCAGGCCGCGCAGGACCGCAACGCCTGCCTGCATCTCAAATTGGTGAAGCGCCGCCAGAAGGATGTCGAACTCGCGCTCAAGAAGGAGCACCAGGCCTTTCTCGTGCGCCAATATGAGGAGAAGATCTCGGCGGCGCGCGATGCGTTGGAAAAGGCGAAGTCGCGCGGCGGTCTGAGCGAAGAGACCCGCGAATTGATCGAGCAGCAGTTGAAGCTCCTATGACCGCCGCCGCTCCAGCCAGGCCAGTCAAGGCGAGGGTCAAGGCCCTCGCGGCCTCTTTCTTTCTCAGCTACCAGTCGAGGTGGATCAAGGACGAGGCGCGCCTCAAGCTCATGGAGAAGAGCCGCCAGATCGGCATCTCCTGGAGCAGCGCCTACCGGCTCGTGCGCAACAAGTCGGTCGAAGGAGCCAAGAACGACGCCTGGATCAGCTCGCGCGACGACCTTCAGGCGCGCCTGTTCAAGGAGGACTGCAACAGCTTTGCCGGCATCTTGCAGGTTGCCGCCCAGGACCTGGGCCAGATCGTAATCGACCAGGAGCGCGCCATCTCGGCCTATGTGCTCCAGTTTGCCAGCGGCCGGCGGATCCACTCGATGTCGAGCAACCCCGACGCCCAGGCCGGCAAGCGCGGCGATCGCATCCTCGACGAATTCGCCCTGCATCCGGATCCCCGCAAGCTCTACTCGATCGCCTATCCCGGCATCACCTGGGGCGGCTCGCTGGAGATCGTCTCGACGCACCGCGGCTCGGCCAACTTCTTCAACAGCCTGGTCCAGGAGATCCGCCACAAGGGCAACCCGAAGGGCTTCTCGCTTCACCGGGTCACGCTCCAGGACGCCCTGGATGCCGGCTTCCTGGCCAAGCTCCAGGCGAAGCTCCCGGCCGACGACGCGAGGCAGGACATGGACGAGTCGGCCTACTTCGACTTCATCAAGGCCGGCTGCCCGGACGAGGAGACCTTCCTGCAGGAATACATGTGCGAACCGGCCGACGATGCCGGGGCATTTCTGACTTTCGAGCTCATCGACGGGGTCAAATACAAGCCGGGCGAAAAATGGGAGTTCACGCTGGAGGAGCTGCGCACCTGCAAGAACCCGCTCTTTCTGGGCGGCGACATCGGGCGTGTCCGCGACTTGACGAGCTTCTGGGTGAATGAGCGGGTCGCCGGGGTGAATCTCACCCGCAAGCGGATCGACCTGCAGGGCGCCACCTTCGACGCCCAGGAGGCCGCGCTCTATGAGCTTCTGGCGCTTCCGTCCCTGCGGCGGGCCTGCCTCGACAACACCGGCATCGGCCGCCAGCTGGTGGAGCGGGCGCAGAAGCGCTTCGGAACCTACAAGGTCGAGCCGGTCACCTTCACCGGCCCGGTCAAGGAGGAGCTGGCCTATCCCGTCCGCGCGGCCTGCGAGGACCGCAGTTTCCGGATCCCGGACGATCCGGCGGTCGTCAGCGACTTCCGGGCGATCCGCAAGGAAACCACCACGGCGGGCAATATCCGCTTCACCGCCGAACGCACCGAAGGCGGCCACGCCGACCGATTCTGGGCGGCGGCCCTGGCCCTTCATGCGGGGAAGAGCACGGGCGGCAATTTCAGCTCCACGGTCATCTGATCATGCCTTCTAACCCGAAAACCCGCCAAATCGCCCAGGAAGGCCGATCGGCATTCCCCGAGGGTCAACATAGCCGCGAGGGCTCCGACCCCTGCCAGCGTTGGTTTGCACAGGCTTTGCACAACCTTCCTGCGCCACCGTTTCCGGAGACGCATCGGCTTGGCGGGCGTTTTTTGCCATGAGCCTGCTTTCAAACCTCTTCAGGCGGTCGAGATCGGCCGCGATCGCGCTTCCGGCCGGCATGGAGTCTGCGCCTTCCATCCAGGGCACGGCCGCGTCCGGCTCCGCCGCCCCAAAACCGATCAAATTGATCCGCAAGGCCGGCGGCGTGCCCTTCCCCTTCGACCGGATCGACATGCTCAGCGCCAATCCGCGCGAGCAGCTGAACCAGCCCTACAAGCATTCGGTCTGGGTGCAGCGCGCGATCAAGAAGATCTCCGGGCCCATCGCGGCCGTTCCCTTTGAGGTCATCGATCCGGGAACGCAGAAGGAGCTGGTCGACGCGAAGCTGCAGCCGTTCCTGGAATCCCCGGCCAGGGACCTGGACCGGGAGGAGTTCATCGAGGCTGCGGTTGGCTGGCTGAAGCTGAAGGGCGAAGCCTTCCTCGTTGCCGACGACACCTGGCTGTTGCCTTTCCAGGATCTGGCCAAGCGCGGCGCTCTGATCATGCCCCGGCCTGACCAGATGCGCCATATCGTCACGGGCGGCGAGCTGATCGGCTGGGAATACCGCGATCCGGCCGGCGGCCGCCATCTGCTGCTGCCCAATCAGGTCTTCCAAATCAAATACTGGAATCCCTATGACCCGTGGCGCGGCATGGCCGAATACGACGCGGCGCAGATCGCGGCCGAGGGCGACTTCTTCGCCGGATCCTTTGTGCGCAACCTGATGGCCAACGCCGGCGACCAGGGCCCATACATCGTCGCGAAGAACGGAATCCCCTCCGACGACCAGCGCGCCCAGATCATCGCCGACCTGCGCGAAAAGCGCGCGCGGGCCCAGCGCGGCGAATTCCGGCCGGTCTTTCTCACCGGCGACATCGAGGTGCAGGATCCGCAGATCACCGCTCCGGACGCGAACCTGGTGGCCAACCGGCTGCAGAACCGCCACGAGATCTTCATCGCCTTCGGCGTGCCGGCCTCGATGGCGGATGTCCAGGCGAGCTATTCGATCGGCTCGGCCAGCGACCGCTTCCAATTGATCGAGGAGACCTGCATCCCCTCCAGCGCCAAGATCGGGCGCCTGCTCTCCGGTCCCGCTTCCATCATCGCCGGCCGGCCGGTGCGGATCATCGCCGACTGGGACGAGCACTCGACCATGCAGGCCGTGCGCCGCGAGCGCATGGACACGGCGACCAAGCTCTGGCAGTCGGGCTGGTCCTGGAAGTCGATCAACGATTATCTGCGCCTGGGCATCGTGCCTTTTCCCGGCTGGCAGATCGCCTATATTCCGATCAGCGCCCAGGCGGTCGATGCGTCGGGAGCCCCGGCGGACAAGCCCGAGGCGAGCCCGGACTTCGCGGAGTCGGCCGACGACGACGAGGAGGAGGCGATCGAGGCCATGGTCGTCGCGCTCAAGCGCGGCCGGGTCTGCAAGCAGGCGACGCCCGTTGCTCCTCTCGCCCTGGCTGAAAATTGCGCCGAGTCCATTGCCGGCGACGAAGCCTTTTCAATCTTCGCCTGCACCTGCTGCGGCCTGGCAACCGGCGTGGCGACCCGCGCCCGCGATCCCAAACAGGTCCAGCGATGGCGCAACTACATGAACCTGCGCCGGGAGGCGCTCAACGGCTACCTGTCGCGGATCCGCCGTGTGCTGATGGATGCGCGCCGCGAGGTTGTGGCCAAGGTCGAGGCCCACTATCGGCCGACGAAGTCAGCGGCGGCGGCGGAAGGATTGGGCTATTCCTCGAAATCGATCGCGGTCGGGAAAGCCGGAGCTGCGGAGGACTTCATGTTCAAGGTCGACGATTTCAAGGGGAACCTGTTCGCCTCTCTGCGGCGCCAGGCGCGCATCGCGCTCGATCTGGCCGGCCAGCAGCTCTTCGATGAGATCGGGCAAAAGGACGATCCGTTCACGATGGCGCCCGAAGCCGTGCTGCAGTTTGTGCGCGGCCGGGAGACCGCCCTGGCCAACGTGCCCGAGGAAGTGGCCTCAAAGATTCGCGCCAGTCTGGCCGAGGGAATCGATGCCGGCGAAACCACCGACCAGCTCGCCGACCGGGTGCGCGCGTCCTTCAACGAGATCAACGCCGGCCGGGCCCGCACGATCGCCTCCACGGAGACGTCCGCGGCCTATGGTTCGGGTCGCCACGAGGCAATGAGGAAGGCGGGGGTGCGCGGCAAGGCCTGGCTCACGAGCGGCAACGCCAATGTGCGGCCCGCCCATGAGCAGGCCGGCCTCGACTATCCTCCCGACCGCGGGATCCCGATCGATGAACCCTTCGAGGTGGATGGGGAGGAACTCGACTATCCCGGAGACGATTCCGGCTCCCCCGCGAACATCATCAACTGCCACTGCGTGTCCGTCCCGGTGGCGCTGCCAGAAGAGGACTGACCGATTTTCACCATGAAAGAGACCCTGCGCCGCGAAATTCATCCCGAGGTCCGCATCATTGATGCCGCCAAGGGCCTGGTCGATTATGTCGCGTCCGACGAGACGCTGGACTATTACCAGGAAGTCATCCGCGTGAGCGGCTGGAAGTTCACCAACTTCTCCAAGAATTCGCCGTTCGTCGACAGCCACGACTACTCCTCGATCGGAAAGCTGCTCGGCAAGGTCGTCGATTTCCGGCTCGAATCCGGCAAGCTGATCGAGCGCGTGCAATGGGCCAAGGACGAGCCCGACACCTTCGCCAGCTGGGGCTGGAAGATGGTGCTTGGAGGATTCCTGAAGGCAGTCTCGGTCGGATTCTATCCGACGCGCCTGGCCTCGCGCTGGGACGCGGACAAGACGGCATGGATGCAGCAGCTCAAGGAGCTTGGACTGCACGAGGAGGACGGCGTGCGCTGCGTGTACATCGAGCAGGAGCAGCTGGAGCTGAGCGCCTGCATCATCGGAGCCAATCCGAACGCCCTGGCGCGGGCCTACAAGGCGGGCGCGCTCAACGACGAGGACCTGGACAAGATTTCCCTGAAGATCGCAAAGGCGAAAACCGCGACTGCAGCCATGCCCTCCGCCGGCGCTGCCTTCGCCACCCGGCGGGCGCAACTGGCCATCCTCATGGAAGTGCAAAGAAGTCTCTGAACTCCCTACCATGAAACCCATCCGTCGAAAGCTCTATGCGGCTTTCTATCTGATTCGAAACGTCCTGGAGCTGATCGCTGCGATCACCTGCATGACCGCCTACAATATGCTGAAGGCGTCTCCCTTCGGCGCCGCTCCGCTCGTGGTCGCCGTCGCCGGCGACGTTGACGACAAGAATTTCGAGGTCGAAGTCCTCGAAGGCGTGAAGGCGATCCGCAAAAAGCAGGAGGACCTGCTCGCGGACGTCACGCGCCTTGACGGCCAGACCAAGAAAGCCCTGGAGGAACTCACGATCGTCAAGAACCAGGGCAACGACGTCGCCGACTTCCAGAAGAAGCTGGAAAAGGTCAACCTGCTCCTGAAGCAGGAGACTCGATCCTCGTTTGGTTCTCCGTTCCAGCGCCTGCTTGCCAATGAGGAAGGCAACGCCCGTCTCAACTATCTGCTCCGTTCGATCGCCCACAAATTGGGCGAAGCGATCAGCTCGAAGGGCCTCGATTATTGGAAGGGCAAGACGCTGGAGCTCACGACCGAACCCGGCTCCACGTATTTCCAGGCCGGCTACTTGAAGGAGCTCTATGACACGCTGGCTGAATACGGCGCCTGGTCGTCTCTGGGGGTCCGCCGCATGCCGACGAAGATCACCAAGATGCCGGTCAAGACCGCCCGGCCGATCGCCTATGTGCTCAAGCCCGGCGCGCGCCAGATGGCCGATGACGCGAACAAGGCCGGCACGAGCGTCAACCTCGAGGTCGAGCTGATCGGCGTGTTGATCACCGTCTACCTGGAGCTGCTCCAGGATGCCGAGTTCGACATCTCCGCGGACATCCTCGGCGACTTCATCGAGGCGTTCAACTACCGGGTGGATTTCTTCAGCTTCATGGGCGACGGAACCGACGACACCGCCAACGGCGGCTTCACCGGCCTGTTCAACTACTGCGGCACGGTGACCGCGGACGCGACCCACACCACCGTTGCCAGCATGGCCTACACGGACGTGCTGAAGTGCCTCACGGGCGTCGCCCCGATCGTGCTCGGCCGCAAGGCCCGCTGGTGGATCCACCCGACGATGCTGGCCCGTTTCATCGGCATCAAGGACGGCATCGGCCGCCCGATCTTCCAGACGGCCCTCGAGGCGCCGAGCTACGGTGCGATCGGAAGCCTCTTCGGCTATCCGGTGACGCCGCTCTACGTCGGCCCGAACACCGACTCCGCCGGCGAAAAGGTGGCTGCTTTCGGCGATCCCAATTCGATGGTCGTCGGCATGCGCACGGACTTCAACTTCGAGGCCAGCGATGACTTCAAGTTCGACCAGTTCGAGCGCGCGTTCCGCGGCACCGGCCGCGCGGGCTGCAAAGGCCGCCGCACGGACGGCGCCGTGGTCTTGAAACTCGCCTCGTCCTGAGGCCCTGGAGCGTTCTTCGGGAGCCCGGCCGCGGGGCCGGACTCCCCATAGAGCCCTTCTTCCTTCTGTGAGAGCAAAACCAAAAAACCAAAAACCCGAGCGCGATCGCGCGATTCGGCCGCCCAGCCCATGCGCGCCGGCGCCGGCTAATCGCGCGGTCCTGCGGCCCGTCCCCCGGCCGGCCAGGCCGCCTTTCCGCCGATGATCTTTCCCCCGATCACAGCCCATCCCGGCTACATCACTTCCTGGATCGCAGACCTGCCGGGCCCCGTGCACCGGGCCTTCAACGGCTCGCTGATCAAATTCGACGGGCAGTGGATCCTCGCGGAGCGCATCGAGTACTTCGACGGGCACAGCACGATCCAGATCTCGCCGATCAACCGGACCTCCTGGCGCCGGGACGCCACGCCGTGGATCGTATTCGGCCGGGATAAGGCCGGGACCTTCTTCGAGGATCCCCGGCTTTTCATCGTGGCCGGTCGGCTGCACCTGAGTTTCATCTCGGTCTGCTATGCCCCGCATGGCGATGGCGTTTTCACCCAGCGCGTCGCCCGGATCGATCTGGCCGCATGCTCCTGGAGCGAAGTGGCCATTGAAGGCGGCCGCGCGGGCAAGAGCTTCACCTTTTTTGACCACGGCGGGAAACTGGGCTGGATTTCAAAACCCAAGTTCCGCTGGCCCTGGGGAGATCCTCGAGGCGGAACGCCGGCCGTCTATTCGCCCCGGCATAAGAGCTGGCTCGCCTTCGGGCACGCCCATGTTCCGGAGGTCCACCGCAGCCGCCGCTACAACATGTTCGCCATGCTGGTCGATCCGGCGAAGGGCGTGGTGACTCACGTCTCCGAAAAACCGCTCTGGTGGGGCAGCACCGACGATTTCACGATCGTCTATCCGCGGTCCTTCGGCTGGGCCCCGATCGATGTCTTTCCGGCCGGACTCTGCGCAAACGGAGACGATTGGTTCTGCAGTATGGGCGTCAACGACAGCGCGACCGCCCTCGTGAGGCTCTCCGATGATGACCTCCTCCTGATCCCGGTCGGCCAGCTCCCATCCGAAAGCGTCAAGCTGGTCGCGCCGGCCGGCGCGGCCGCGCCAGCCGGTTCGGTGCGCGTTCGCGCTCTCTCACGGCAGCCGATCGGTGAGCCGGGGGGTCCATACCAGAAAGGCGACGAGTTCCTGCTCTCCATCGAGCGGGCCCAGGCGCTCGGCAACCAGGTGGAGGTGCTCGCATGAACGCAGGCCTGTCCAATCTGGCGACGCTCAAGGCCTGGCTGCTCGCGCCCGCGATGCAGGCGGCCACGGATTATGATCAGCAGATTCTCGCGATCGGTCGCGGGATCCGCGGCCGCTTCGAGCAGCACTGCAACCGCAAGCTGCTCCGCCTGGCCGGAGAGGTGGAGTACTTTCCAGCCGACCGCACGAAGCATGTCGTGGCGCGATATCCGATCGAGACGATCACGAAGATCGAGGTGCAGCAGACACTGGCCGACAGCTGGGCGGAACTTGAGAACAGCGGCCTTCTGGTGAACCAACTCAACTCGGCCGGGTTGCTCTATTTCTACGGGCAGCAGGGCTGGCAGCGCGGCATGATGCGCGTCACCTACACCGGCGGCTATTTCATCGAGGAGCTTGAGCCGACCGACGAGCATTTTCCGACCGCCGCCCCGACTGGATCGACCGCGATGCCCGACGAACTTCTCCTGGCGTGGCAATTGCAGTGCGAGCACGCCTGGACCCAGCGCGACAAGCTCGGTCTCGCTTTGGCCGAACATCCGCGGGCTCATCGCGGCGTCCTGCCGGCCCTTTCCGCATTGGAACTCTTGCCGGACGTGCAGGCGCTTCTGCGCTCCTACATCCGGTACCAAATGGCATGATCGAGATCGAACTCACCTCCAACGCCCAGGACGTCGTCGCGCATCTGCGAGAGTTTCCGCCGATGATGCTGCAGGCGATCGCGCGTGCCATGGATCTGGAAAATGAGCTGACCGTCGGCCATATTCAGGCGGCGCATCTGACCGGGCGCGGCCCATTCCCGGTCGAAGAGCACAAGCTAGGAGTCATCTCGGACCGGTTGCGGCCGTCCGTTCGGCCGTCGCCGGCTGAGATTGAAGGCCAGAGCGTCATTTCGGCGATCGGAAGCAATGTCGCCTATGCCGGCGGACATGAGCACGGGGTTGATAGAATGGTCACCGTCGCGGCCCACCAGCGGCGGCTCCCGATCGGCAACGGCAAAGCCAAGGCGTGGCTCGACAAGGGTGGCCATGTCAGGAAGGCAGCCGCGGGCAAAGTCGCGACCGGCCAGGTCCGCGAATTCCAGCGGCACATGCGCATGCCGGCCCGCGCTCCGATCACCACCGGGATCCAGGAGCGGGCGCCGAACTATTCCCGCTCGATCAGCGCCGCGATCATTTCGGCTTGGGAGGACCAGTCGAAACTCACATGAGCCCGCTCCATCTGATCCAGGAAGACTGTTACGGTCGGCTGTTGGCCGAGCCGGCCCTGCTATCCGTCTCGATGCTCCTGCAGCGCCGCGCCGTGACGGAGGTCGAGGTCAAAAAGATGCTCTCGGTCCAGAGCGCCCGGAACGGCAAGGCCGGCGCCTGCGTGATCATCGAGATGCCGATCCTGGCGATCGCCGATCCAAATTCCGCCGGACCGAGGGCCAACATCATCCAGGCCTTCACCGTCCTCGAGCATCCAACCATCAATGCTTCCTCGGTCGGCACCGGGATGGACGCCGAGCAGATCGCGGTCGCGGTCCTGCAGCTCTTCCATTTCTATGCGGCCGAGGGCATCACTACGGCTTTCTTCGGGGAAGGCCCGACCATCGTTCCCGAGAACTCGATCGACGGCCTGGTAGGCTATCGCGTGATCATGAGAACGCGCATTCTTCTGGAGCCGGTCGTGAAGGCCGTATTTCCGACCATCGCGGCGGCCGCGGTCGGAAGAACCCAGCGGATCACGCTCACGGCGACGACGCCGGGCTCGGCGATCTACTATACGCTCGATGGCAGCTATCCGACGCCGGGAGGCGCCGCGGCGCATCTTTATAGCGCCCCTTTTGTGATTTCCGCTCCCTGCACGCTCAGGGCCGCCTGCTCCGGATCCGGCCTCCAGCAATCCAACGTCGTGCAGGCCGACATCACAATGTCTTCCTGAAAACCAACCACCAATCCTGATCACCATGAATCTCGCTCAACTCCTCGAAGGCCCGGCGGACATCACCTATAAGGGCCAGACTTTTCGCAGCGCCGCCACGCTCGGCGTTCGTTCCTCCCAGGCCACGAAATCCATTGCCAGCGCGGCCTACGGCCCCATCGGCCAGCGGGCCCAGCAACCGGCCGTGCAGATCACCCTCAAGCCGGTGGGAGAATTCTCGGCCGCCCTGGCCGCGATCCTCCTCCCGTGGACCAATCCGAAGATCGGCCAGTTCGTGACGCCGGTCTCCTCCTGGACATCGACCAACGTCGATACGGGAACGAACAAGATCAATATCGCCGCGCACGGTCTGCGGCTCGGCATGCCCTGCATGCTCGGCACCTTCGGGACGCTTCCCACCGGCGTCGACGCCGCGACGCTCTATTATGTGGGCGTGCCGGACGCCGATCATATCACGCTGCATGCCACCAGCGCGGATGCGATCGCAGGCACGAGCCCGATCGCCCTCACGGCCGCCGGCGCGGGCGTCAGCTCGCTCGTGGAACAGGAGCCGCTCGTCGTGCACACCTTCACCAACAACCAGATCACGTTCCCGGTCGCGGCCGTCGTGGGAATGCCCAGCCTGGAATTCAGCGCGACAGCGACGCTCTTCGATACGGTCACCTTCGAGTGCTTCCGGAAGAACAACGCGGCCTGGAGCGATGCGAACAGTCTCTATTCGGTCGCCTTTGTTCCCTACGCTCCCTCGGGTCCCGATCCGACGCTCGTCAAGCAGCAGAGCTACACCGCCCAATGGGGCGCGGTGGCGCCATTCAGCAGCTTCACAGCCCGCGGATCGATCAAGGTTCGTTTCAACCTCGGCCTGGCTGCGACCGAAACGGATGCGGTCGGCATCGTCTCCCGGAAGATCACGAGCCTCACGGCGGCGATCACCTGTTCTCCGGCCGGCATGAGCGAAGATCAGCTCGTCACTTATCTCGATCTGCAGGGCGTTGGCGCGGCCCGCGGGGCCGAGCGCACAAAGAACGACTTCATTGTCAGCGGGGCAAACGGCGACGTGTTTGCGCGGTTTTACGACGCCGCACTTCGCGACGTGCCCGAGCAGTTCGACGCGACGAATCCCCGCGCAGGAGAACTCAGCTGGGAGACCTCGCGCAAGATCACCGCCGGGGTGGTGAAGCCAGTATTCGCGGTCGGCGTCACGCTGCCGGGCGCCTGAGGACCGGTCCATGGTCATCACCTACGGGGGCATCACCCTGGCTCCCGGCGGGATCGCCGGCGAGCCGGGCGCATTCCGGATCAACCAGACGGAGTTGACCGAGCCGGCGGATTTCTTCCGCGCGGCCGTGCAGGCCTGGTTCGCAAGGGGCAACGAATCCTGCGAGCTCGGCTTCTCCGTGCCGCGCCAGTTCAATACCCTCGCGGCGGCCTGGCTCTTCATCGCCACCCATGTGGCATCGCTGGCCGGCCAGGCTGACCTGGTGATGACCGCCGGCGATGCCACCACCGGCACGCAGACCCTCACACTGCCGGCCTCGGTTTTCGCATCGGCGGTCTTCGATCCCCTGGGAGTCTCGGTGACGGTGACCTATTCTTTCAAGGGCGGCCAGTTCACGACATGACCGATGCAGCTCATCTACAACGGCACGATCCTCGCACCGGGCGGCGTCATCGGCGAACCGTTCGGCATCCAGATATCGCAGCGCCTTCTTGTCGACGCCGCCTTCTTCTTCCGGGCGACGGTCCAGAGCTTCTTCGCCCGCGGCAATCTCTCGACGGATTTCGGGTTCAGGGTGAAGCGCCAGTTCCAGGATATACTCGCCGCGCAGATCTTCTGCACGACCCATGCAAACGCCCTGCCAGGGCAGGGCACGATCATCATGATCGCGGGCGACTCCTCGACCGGAACGCAGCAGATCAACCTGCAAGGCGCGACGCTCGACCAGGTCGCGCTGGTCCCGAACGGCGTGGAGGTCGAGGCCGCCTACAGTTTTCACGGAGGCAACTGGGACACCCAGGATCTTCCGGTACCGGACGGGACTGACGTCATGAAGCGTTCCAACATCCTGCTGAACATCGGGGACACCTTCACGGCTTGGGTCTTCGACCAGCCGTTTGGAACTCCTCCGGCCGTGATCCAGGCGACCGTGGCCGCTCCCTCCGGCGGCGCCGGCATCACCGCGACGCCGGATCTGAGCACTATGACGGCGGCCGGCGTGACCATCCGATACAACGGCGTGGCGATTCCGGACGCGGGATATCGCCTCATGGCCCTCGCAATCCTATGAAGACAATCGCGAAGCTCCTGGGTGCAATGATACTCGCGGCCGCCCTGGCGACCTCGCTGTGCGCGCAGCAGCTCGTCGGCGAGCTCAAGGTCCAGCAGGACGTCTGGCTGCAGAGCAACACTCCGGCGACGACGGCGGCGCGGCTCTACAATGTCGGCGGCACGCTTTACTGGGCCGGAGCTCCGATCAGCCCCGGCGGGTCGCCCTACGTGCTTCCGGTCGCGACTGTCTCGCAGCTGGGCGGCGTGAAGCAGGGCAGCAATGTGACGATCGCCGGCGACGGGACGATTTCAGTACCGGCAACTGCCTTCGACGCCTACAACGCCGCAGCCGCGCTCGCCGCGACGCTTGGCACGGCATCCACATACAATGCCAGCGCGTTTGATCCGGCCGGCGCCGCAGCGGCCGTCACACCGACGACACTCGGCCTTGTCATCGGAACCAACACGCAGGCCCACAGCGCGAAGCTGGACACATTCTCTGCGCTGGCAGACGGCGCCGGCTGGCTGCACAGCAACGGCAGCGGCACCTACGCCTGGTCGGTGCCCGCGATCTCCGACATCTTCTCGGCCGCCCAGGCCGCCAACGCGATCTATGCCGGCCCGGCCTCTGGTGCAGCGGCAGCGCCGGGATTCCGCGCTATGGTCGCAGCCGACCTTGGCACGACGCTCACGCCGCAGTTCGGTCGCGTTGGGATCGGTGCCGCGGCCGACTCGACGATCCTCTGCAACGTGGCTGGACTTGTCTATGCGACCAGCCCGCAGATCGGAACGGTTAGGGGAATAACTGGGGCGGAGAATTCCACCCAGTACCACCTGATCGCGGGGTACAACTCCACTCCCTTCTCCGGGGATGCTTCCGGCGGAACGATGAACGGCCTGAACGTGTGCCCGGTGATCTCGTCAACCAACACGACGACCTTCACAACCGTCGCAGGAGTTCGGAGCGTGCCGCAGATCATGAGCAGCTCGGCTGGTGCCAGACTTGGAACGTCAGGCGCGTATTTCGCGTCGATGAGAAACCAAGCAGCAGACCTTAGCGCTTATGCCTCGAACAGCTTAACTGGACTGACTCTGGTAACTGGGCACAACGCCGGACTGACCGCCGGTGTCGTGACAGGAACAGTGGACGGTGCGAACATCGCGATCTACAACTACAACGGCACGCAGACGTTGGTTGAGGGGGTTGTTGTCGCCGTTGCTGTTGGCTCAGCCGGCCAAAACCCCAACCCGGTCGTCGGCACCTATTACGCGCTTCGGCTAAAGGCTCCGACTCTGGCGAACGGCGGCTCGATTACGGCGGAGTGGGGCATCAGCCAGGAGTCCACGACGGCGAGCAATCAGATCCTCGGTTACACGGGTATTGGCATCACGGCGTCGTCGAGCACGGCGCTGAACCTTTCCGCGGGCACGACCGGAGTTTCCTCACTGCGGATCGCCCACGGTGCCGCGCCCACGGCTCCGGTCAACGGCGACGTGTGGAGCACGACGGCCGGATTTTACGGGAGAGTCAACGGGGTGACGGTTGGACCGTGGGGAACGGGAGGCTCCGCCACGCTCACCTCGGCGCATCTCTTCGTCGGCAACGGGTCGAACGTGGCTACGGACGTTGCGCTGTCCGGCGACGCGACGATCACCAACGCCGGGGTGATGACCATCACCGGGCTTAAGGGTACAGCCGTGCCGTCGCTTTCCACCGGGTATCTCTACTACAATGGCAGTGCCTTCGCTTGGAACGCTGGGACGGGATCGGTCTCAGCACATGATCCCACTGTAAAGGTTGGACTGGCGGTGGTGAACGGCTCAGCCGCTACCTTCATGCGCTCTGACGCTGCGCCTGCGCTCGACACGGCGATCGCTCCGACGTGGAGCGGGAATCATATCTTCAACTCAGCCACCAACGGAGTTGGGGATGGCCTCCATGGGCCGATCGTGGGGCAAGCCCCGTGGCATATTAACGATGGAGTGACCGTCAGCGCGAAGATGCTTGCCACGGAAGACAGCTCGGTCCCGTGCCAGCTTTGGTCGAAGCAGGGGAACGCGCTTCAGGTGCTTTTCTCGGTAGCTGCGAGCGGCAGCCAGAATTACTGCGCCACAATTCGAGCAAACCGCGCACACGGAACGATGGCGTCTCCGACCGCGGTTCAAGCCGGCGGAGAGTATAGCAACTACCTCCAGATTGAAGGAGCAGGATACGATGGCACAAACATGGTCGGTGCTGCTGCAATCACGATGGGCGTCGATGGAACGGTTGCCACTGGGTCTGTCCCGTCCTGCATCACATTCGTCACCGGAAAAATCTGGTGGTATCCTGGCAGCGGAACTGAAACCGCTCGCTTCACGAGCAATCGGAACTTCCTCGTTGGTACCACGAGCGAGACGGGGCTGACCGGAGCCGGTGGTCTCAGCGTGGCCTCCGCAACGGATGCCACGTCCAGCACGGCCGGCGCCATCATCACGGCGGGCGGCGTGGCAGCGGCCAAGCAGATTCGAGCCGGGACGAGCATCACGGCTGGCACCAGCATCGTCGCCACAACGGGATTTGGCTGCAACAGCAAGGCCGCTCAGACCGCCTACGCATCCGGCGGCGCGGCCCCTGCAGGTGGTACCGGAACGGCCGCCGGAGGCTGGGACACGGCCGCGCATCGCGACTCGGCGATCACGCTTCTTAACAACATCCGATCTGCCCTCGTGGCCGACGGCATAATGAATTGACCATGAAAACCAAAATCCTGTTCGCATTCCTCCTCGCTGCATCGGCTGCGTTCTGCACCCCGGTCAAGCTGACCAATGTGCAGGCCAACGAGCTCCTCAATGCCCTGACCCAAATCGGCCCCGGCCTCTCCGCGCAGAATACGACGCGGCTCGCGCGGGACATCAACACGCTCCGGCCGCTGGTCGAGGCATGGGTGAAGGGAGACCAGGCCGCGCGCGAGCGTCTCAAGATCACGTCGACCACGAAGTCCGATGCTCCGGAGGGAGCCGCCTATCTGGCCGAGGTGAAGCGCAACAACGATGACAGTTCAACGGTGGAGCTCCTCACTGTCACCGTCTCGGATGACGAGATCACGGCGGCCAAGGTGACGCCGGCGATCCTCTCCACGGTCCTGCTCTATCTGAGCGAACCGTCCGCAAAAGCCGCCAAGTAAGACGCCGCCCGCCGAACTGACTCCCATGGGCGCAGAAAACGAAGTTGGCCTGCAGATCCGGATCCGCTCCTCCGCGGATTTGAGCGGCGTCGATGCCACGACGCAATCGATGAGCGGGCTCGATGTCGGATCAAAGGCGGCCTCGGAGTCAATGCGCGATCTGTGGCATTCGAGTCACGAAGCCGAACAGATCCTCGGCGGCCTGGAGCGCGGCGGAGTTGGAGGCGCAATCACGGCGCTGCGCGGTCTGGCCGGCGCCGCCCGAACGCTCGGACCGGCGTTTCTGGAGGGAAGCGCGATTGCGGCTGCGTTCGCCACGCCGATCCTGCTCGCGATTCACGAGATGAACCAAGTGTCGAAGGAGAACTTCGACGCGATCGACGACGGGTGGGACTCCGCCAAGGACCGGGCTGAGAAATATAAAAAGACCCTAGAGGAGGTGAAAAAAGCGGCGGAGGAATGGGGAAAGCAAGAGAAGGAGAAGATCGACGAGATCAACACCTCGCTGGCGGAGACGGAAAAATGGCACGCTGCAATTGAAGCAAGGGAGAAAAAAGAGGAAGAAGCGGCTAAGGAGAACGCCCGTGCTCAGCTAGAATTTGCCAAGCAAAAAGAGCTGGCTGGGGCCGCTACCCAGGAGGACCGCGCCCGGATCGAGGGTGTTTACGCCGGAAAAGAGCGCGAGCTTAAGGCCAAGCAGGAGGGCGGTGACTTGGAGAACGAACAGCTCCGTGCAAAACAGAAGCTGACGGAAAACCTACGGAAGGAAACCGAGCTGAGCGACGAACGACAGGACATCGCCATCGAGCTTAGCACGGCCGAGGCCGACATGAAGGATAAGATAGAGCAGGCCGCCTACCTCATGGCTCGCGCCAACGAACAACGGTCGCTGCAGAACCAGCAACTCGAACTGCGTGCGCAGCAGGACGAGGCGCGGAAAGTCTACATGGGCTTGGGCGGGACTCCGGAGGAGAAGGACGCGGCGCTGGCCCGATACAACCAGCTTGGCACCCAGATTGAGGACGTGGACAAGCGGGCTGCAACCTATGGAGGGGGCCTGGGCAAGGCAGCCGCTGACGCTCAGGCGACGGCCAATGATGCGAAGAAGGGGTATGAGGAGTTAGTCAAGCAGGCGGACGATCGGCAACAGCAGATGAGCAAAGCGCTCGACGAGTTCGCCAAGAACGTTCAGGACGCCAATGCAGTGCTCGCGACGATCTCGATGCGCAAGCAAACCATCGACTTCACGTCAGCCGCCGGTGACCAGGCCGAGGCGAACAAGGCTGCCGAGGAAATCGCCAAGGGGCAAAGAACCTTGACGATGAATGCCTCAGAAGAGGAGCGGCTGCGCAAGCGCAACGCTGAATTGCAGCGAGGCGAGCCGCCCGCCGGAGGCGAAGTCGAGCCTCCGCTGGCAACTCCGGAGCACGACGCCTGGCTCACCCGGCAGTTCACGGGCGAAGCAGCTCCAGCGGTCAAGGGTGGGCGGGGCAGCAGCGGCGGCGGGATGACGCAGGAGCAGAAGGACGCCGAGCTGAAGGCGAACACGGAGAAGCTGGCCCAGCTGACCGCGTCGGACACGAACGTGGTCGCGGCGATGAATGCGCTGAAGACCCAGCACGAAGCGTCAATCGTGGCCTCCCGAACGCATGTCGAAGCCCTGCGGGACAACACGGCGGCGACAAACCGACTCTCTGACCGGATCGGCAACCTCGGAGGCACGCTCACGCGGGGCGATGGCAGGACCATCACCGTGCCGCCCACCGTCACCTCGGCCGACACCTCGCTCACGCGCACTGCCAGCGATACCACGCTCCCGGCCGGCGCAATCGGGGCCGCGCAGATGGATGCGATCGCCGCTGGCTCCTCAGGCGCCAATCCCTGATCCCATGCCCTGGACCATCAGCCGGAACGGCGGAGCCGCCACCACGCTCGCTGCCTGGGGCATTGAGGCGATCACCCTGAACCTGAAATCATTCGACACCGATGAGCTCGTCTTCGTCATCAAGAAGCAGGATGCGCTGTCGGCGGCCACCTTCGTCTATGGTGACACGGTTGCGCTCGTGGACCCAAGCGGGGTCACGCGCTTCCAGGGCAAGATCCGGGTGGATGTGACGAACGCGTCGGCCGAATCGGAGCGCGTCACCTACACGGCGTGGAATGTGTGGGACGATCTCAAGACGACGATCTACCAGCAGACGCGGGCGCTGACCAGCACCACGGACTGGATCACGCTTTTCAACAAGCCCACCACCCAAGTAGTCCTGTTTCGCGACCCGGATTATCAATCCCTTGGAAGCTGGCAGAAATGGACTGTGCATCAGCAGATCAATGACGTCCTCACCTTCGCCCAGGCGAACGGCTGCGCTTTGTCCTTCGATCTGAGCGGGATTTCCGGTGCCAACGACCAGCAGAGTCCATGGTCTGAGGCTACGGATATAAGCTGCGCGGCCGTGTTGCGGCGCTGTCAGTCTCCGATGGCGGACTTGAGCGGCTACTTCGATTACACGACCACGCCTCCAACCCTCCGCTGCGTGCGGCGATCCAGCATGGGGACGAACGCGCTCGACCTGCTCGATGCCACGAAGGTGACCAAGATCGACCGCCTGCGCCAGCTCAACGACATGGTGCCGCCCGGCGTGGTGTTCATATTCGTGACCAGCGCCGTCAATCCGGCGACGGGCAAGACCTACGACATCATCACCACGTCTTCGGCCGGGGCGACCAGCGGGCCACGCGTGGTGGTGAACACGATCAACCTGACTCAGCTGGAGAACGATTCCAGCTTCTACACGGTCCCGCTCGCACTCAAGACGCGGAACATGGCGCAGGACTACTTCGCCACGTTGGCCGTGCCGTGGTTCGAGGGCCAGATCACCACCAAGCAGCAGGAGGTGGACAACACCTGGCACCCGGCGATGATCGCCACCTTCACCCATGGTCGGGCGGACTGGGCTGCGACCGGGGCCGTGGTGCAATTGGTCAGCCTGGAGCCGCTGTCGGGCACGATCACGGTGCGCTTCGGGCCTCCGCCGATGCTCGGGGCAGCCGACTGGGTCAAGGCGCAGATCGCCGGTCAATTCTTGCGCCAGGGGGCTCCGGCGAGCACGGGCACATCGGGAGCCTCACCGGATGGCAGTAGCCCATCGCTGGGTGGAACCACTGAGACCCTGATCTTGTGCAGCGGCGAAAGGGTGACGGTGCTGACCCGATGACCTCGGCTTTGTCTTGAGAACGATCGCCGCCTCTCTCGCCGGCTCTGGAGTCGATCCCTGCTGCTGCAACGGGACCGGAGCGCTGGACTGCCAGGTCAAGAGCGGATTTCCCAAGCTGTGCGGCTGGGCTGAGTTCACGGACCCGAGCAGGCCGCCGCTGTTCTACCGGGTGAAGACGACCACGGGAACGGTCTACAAGGCCGTATGGCCCTCCGGGTGCCCGGCAACGATCCCGGACGGATATGTCTTCAGCACCTCGGTCTCCCACGCCGTGGCAGCGAGCAATCCTCCGTTCGGCGGGATGAACGGCACGGCCACCTACACCATCACCATGAAGATGGTATCCGGGGTGAAAAACATCCGGGTACAGGTCGCCGGCTCGATCGTCCTATCCAATCCTCCATACAGCCCGTCCGCGATGACGCTGAACGTGAACGTATCACAGCCTCCGGGGTCACAATCGAACGTCTTCGGCGCAGCGCCGATCAGCGGAGGCTTCAGCTACGATTCGGGATTCGTGCCGTTCTCCTCCGCGTTTGACACCGTGATCGTTACCTCCAGCGCAGGCGGTGGTGGCATCCCACTCGACCAGAAGACGGACTCGTTTCCGTTCCTCGGCAGCTCGATCCTCACGTCGATGCGCGACGTATGGGACCTGACGGACACCTACAGCGCGACCACCTGCCTGATCGCCGAGACCGGGACGGCCTACCGGGCAAAGAAGGACTTCGGCGATTACCCCTTGACCTCGGGCGGGACGGTGCAGCCCGACGCGCCCTCGGAAACCGATTATGCCGGGCTCGTCACCGAGACGCTCACGCAGACGTCCAGGACGCTGAGCGGCACGAATACCTGCGGGACGGACCCCGCGGCGGGGGACCCCGGACCGTCTGCGAAGGTGTCCGGCGACCGCGTGGAGTCGCTCAGCGAGCCAGACGACCCCCTGGCGGCCGTCGCCCGCGACGAGGCTACCAAGGCGTGGCAGCACTGCGAGTCGGGCTGCGGCGAACTGTGCTCGGCCTTCACCGTTCAGTCGGCCACGGACGGGCAGATTTACTACCGCGACTGCCAAGTGCGCGTGCTCGCCACTGGACTCACGCCGGGGGCCAACTACAAGGCGACGATCACGCTCGCGCATAGGGTCTGGGGCACGGGCGGGCCGTTCGTGCCGTTCGACACCATCGAGATCAGTTTCACGGCCGGGAGCCTGACTACCTTCACCACGAGCTGGCAGCAGGTGCCCAACTATCCAGGCGTCATCGGATCGGCGATGGAGACGATCGCCTCGACCGCCGTCGTGGTCCTCCAGCCATGATCGACCCCGGCCAGGAGACGGGGGTCGTATGGTGCCCACGCACAGCACGCAATCGGCCTGCCTTGATTCAGCCTGCACCGTCGCCATCCCCGGCCGCTCGTCCCAGCCGCGCTCTCCTGGCCGCTCTTATATATACAGTGAGGGCCTGGCATGCCCGCGGTCTCCGGATCGCGCCCAGGCCTGTCCGTGCCGTCCGGATGGCCGGCTGCAATGCCTGCATCCATCATGCGCCAGGCGGATCGATGATCCTCGGGCCCTGCGCGCTTCCTGGAGCCTGCTGTGGCCGCGGCAAGCCCGCTTTGGCGGCGTCCTCCTGCCCGTTATCCCCCCCTGTTTGGTCAGCCCTGCCGAACCCTGGAAGCGGCGCTGCAAAGCCCCTTCAGGGGGCCTGAAACAGCCTGTTTTTTACCAAAATTCCCAAACTCGCCGGAATTATTCCCAAACTCCGCCGGAATTTACATCTTGGCCTGTCCCTCGTCCCTTTGCCTGTCCCTTACCATCAACAAAGTGCCGATGATGGGTTGGGGATGACGGCGCTCTGGACTCAACGGCCCCGCGAGGATTGCCATGATCGTGCGATTGCGCATAGTTCGCTCAGCGACGAACCCAATCTCCGTATGCGTTCCCTTTCCCGCCAGACCGATTGGGAGATACAATCCC